AGATATTATTGATGCAATGGAAGGTGAGATGCTTGAGATTGCAAAATATCAAGATGTGATTGATATGATAGATAAACATTTCGCAAAAGAAGAACAGACACAATACACTCTTTTCTCTTGACAACTTACCTGTCTTGCTATATAATGTTATTAATTGATTGAAGGTAGGTTGAATGGAATTTTATACACATGTTGCCCAGTGGGGTAACGACTTGTTGGTGCGTGGTGTTTCTAAGGGACAACGATTCACCAAACGAGTCAAATACGAACCAACACTTTACGTTCCAGTAAAGAAGGAAACTGGTTGGAAAACATTGGAAGGGAAGAATGTCAATCCAATGAAGTTTCTCTCTATCAAAGAGGCAAAGGAATTTGTAGAACAATATGAAAGTCAACCATGGCTTGTCTATGGTATGACACAGTTTCCTTACACCTATCTTTCTGAAAAGTATCCAAAACAAATTCAATTCGACTCAGACCTTATCAAAAAGATTACTATTGATATTGAGGTTGAGTGTGAGAATGGGTTCCCTTATGCTGACAAGGCAGAGGAACCTATGTTGTCTATTACAATCAAAGACCATTCAACTGGTGAGATTATTGTTTGGGGGTTACACGACTACACCACCTCTCGTGATGATGTTGAGTATATTCACTGTCGTGATGAACGTGAACTACTTGCTCGTTTTCTTGGTTGGTGGGATGCTGACCACCCAGATGTTGTAACTGGTTGGAACACTGAGTTCTTTGATATTCCTTATATTTGTAACCGTATTGAAAAGGTTCTTGGTGAAGAGTCTGTTCGTAGACTATCACCTTGGGGGATTGTCAACTCTCGTTGGGTGAACTCTGGTTATGGTCGTAAAGACCAGACTTATGACATCCTTGGTGTTACTGACTTAGACTACCTTCAACTATACAAAAAATTTACTTACCAAAACCAAGAGTCTTATCGACTTGACCATATTGCTTATGTCGAGTTGGGTGAACGCAAAGACGAAAACCCTTATGAGACTTTTAGACAATGGTATACCGAAGACTATCAATCATTCATTGACTATAACATTACCGATGTGGAGTTGGTTGACCGTATTGATGATAAGATGAAACTTATCGACTTACTGTTGACTATGACCTACGAGGCAAAAGTGAACATGTCTGATGCATTCACTTCTGTTAAGTATTGGGATGTTCTTATCTACAACCACTTGCGTAACAAGAAGATTGTCATTCCACAGAAGAGGGCTGGTAAAAAGTCTGACAAGTATGTGGGTGCATATGTTAAGGAACCACAAGTTGGACAACACAAGTGGGTTCTGTCTTTCGACTTGAACTCTCTTTATCCACACTTGATTATGCAATACAACATCTCACCAGAGACCTTGTTTGACAAGGAACTCAACTTGGGTGCAGATGCGATTGACCGTATTATCAACAAAGACATGGATATGTCTAAACTTCCAACAGATTTTACTGCAACACCTAACGGTGCTGTGTTCTCAAAGCATCAACAAGGGTTCTTGCCTGAGATGATGGAGTCGATGTATAATGACCGAACCATCTACAAGAAAAAGATGTTGGATGCCAAACAGAAATATGAAGATACCAAAGATGCTAAATATAAGAAAGATGTATCTAGGTTCAACAATATTCAGATGGCAAGGAAGATTTCCTTGAACTCTGCTTATGGTGCGATTGGTAATGAGTGGTTTCGCTATTATGACTTGAGGATTGCAGAGGGTATTACCACCTCTGGCCAGTTATCAATTCGTTGGATTGAAAGGAGATTGAATGAATACCTTAACAAAATTCTTAAAACAGACTCGCATGACTATATCATTGCATCTGATACCGATTCGGTTTATATCTGTTTTGACAAACTCGTTAGTGAATCGTTTAAGAATCGAGATGATTTATCGGAAGACGCATACACGGCAAGGGTCGTTGACTTCTTGGATAGAGTGGCTTCACAGAAAGTGGAACCGTTTATTGATAATAGTTATCAAGTTCTTGCTGAGACTATGAATGCATATGCCCAAAAGATGCAGATGAAACGAGAAGTAATTGCAGACAAAGGCATCTGGACGGCAAAGAAACGATACATTCTAAACGCATGGGATATTGAGGGTGTTCGATACAAAGAACCAAAACTCAAGATTATGGGTATCGAGGCTGTTAAGTCTTCAACCCCTGCTCCCTGTCGTGAGAAGATTAAAGATGCATTGAAGGTTATTATGTCTGGAACTGAGAAAGATGTAAACAACTTCATTCAAGACTTTCGTAAAGAGTTTATGGAGTTGCCACCAGAAGAGATTGCCTTCCCTCGTTCAGTGAACGGTATTCGCAACTGGACTGACAGTGCAAACATCTTTAAGAAGGGAACACCAATGCATGTCAAAGGTGCAATCCTATACAACCACTTCTCTAATCAGAAACGGTTGACAAACAAGTATCCCCTAATCAATGAGGGAGACAAAATCAAGTTCTTAAACATGAGAACACCTAACCCAATGCAGTCGAATGTTATATCATTTATAACTAAATTACCAAAAGAACTTGACATTCACAAGTATTTGGATTATGATATGCAGTTCGATAAGGCTTTTGTTGAGCCTTTGACATTTATTATGAACCAGATTGGTTGGACTATTGACAGGAGTTATGGGACACAAACAACACTAGAGGATTTTTTCGGATGAAGTATACACCATATAATTTACAAGATGTTTATGACGGAGAGGCACAAGCCAAGTTTAATGTAATTTCAACATTTGCTGGGGGTGGTGGTTCATCTACTGGTTATCGTCTTGCTGGTGGTAAGATACTTGCAGTGAATGAATTTGTAGAAGAGGCAAGAAACACATATAAAGAGAATTACCCTACAACACCAATTCTACCAGATGACATTAAAGAACTAAGTGGTAAAGACTTCTTAGAACTTACTGGTTTGAAACCTGGCGAATTAGATTTGTTGGATGGTTCACCACCTTGTTCTGCATTCTCAGTTGCTGGTGCATTGTGTCGAACTAAGGATGGTAAACATTCTGATGGTTGGGGTAAGACTAAGAAATATTCAGATGATAAGATTGTAGAGAATATCGAAGACTTGTTCTTTGAGTTCTTGCGTGTTGCAGAAGAGATTAAACCTAAAGTTATTATTGCAGAGAATGTAAAAGGTTTGACTGTTGGTGAGGCTAAGGAATATCTAAACAAGATTCAGAACACATTCGAACAGATTGGTTATGATGTTGTTGTTAAGGTTTTGGATTCTCGTTATCTTGGTGTATCACAAACACGAACTCGTGTAATCTTTATTGCAGTTCGTGAAGATGTATCATCTGCGGTTGGACTAAACTTTATGACTATTGGAACTTTGTATCCAGAAGAATCTAGGGAAGTTATTCCTCTTAAAGATGCATTAGAGGGATTACATTACGATGAAGAAGAAGTTAAGTATCTAACTGAAAAGTTTTTGGGAACTGCATACTGGAGAGATACAGTTTCTAAAATGCCCACAGACCCAGAGAAGGTTTTGAATGGTGATGACTATCATGTTAAAGGACACCATTTCAATATCAAAAGAGCATCACAGTATGTGCCTGCTCCTACTCTGACTGCAATGGGTTCTGGTGAGACAACTGCTGGTGCATGTCACTGGAGTGAACCTCGCAAACTAACTATTGGTGAATTGAAAAGAATTCAATCTCTACCAGACGATTTCAAACTAACTGGTAAGTGGGTTCAACAGGCAGAACGAATTGGACGAATGGTTCCACCGTTGATGATGAAGGCTATTGCTGAATCTGTTTATGAGAAAGTATTGAAACCTTATAAGGAGTTACATAATGATTGATTGTGATACAAACAACTATGACTTCACATTTGCACATCGTGAAGAAGGATTCGATGACCATATAGAACATTCTATTCGTGGTTACAGTAATCTATTGGATGATGTGGTTTCTTATTCTCGTTACTTTGTAGAGGATGGAACTAATGTAGTTGACATCGGTTGTTCTACTGGTAAGGTAACAGAACGAATTATTCTAGAGAATCAAGACCATTGTGCAGAAGCACATTATGTTGGTGTTGAACTTGCAAGTGGTTTCCATAAAGATTTGGATGACCGTTTTTGTGATATCACCACAAAGAATCCTTGGGCTGATTTGGAATTTGTAAAGGGTGATATTCGTGACTACAAGTTTGAGAACTGTTCTCTTGTAACTTCTATTTTCACACTACAGTTTATGCCACCAAGACATCGTAGAGAAGTATTGGAAAAAGTCTATAAAGGCCTGAATTGTGGGGGTGCTTTTATCTTTGCAGAGAAGACTGTTGCAGAAGACCCTCGTGTTCAAGAAATGATTACATTCAATTATTACGATTATAAACGAAACAACTTTACTACAGAAGACATCATGGATAAAGAGAGAACTCTAAGACACATGATGAAACCAAATACTTGGAAAGAGATTGTAAGTAACCTATCTATTGCTGGATTTGCATTTGATAAGATACAACCTTTCTGGAGAAATCATATGTTTGTTGGTGCGATTGCAATTAAATAATCTATTGACAAACAGTGATAAAACTGGTATATTAAACAATCAACAACTTAAAGTAAAGGAACCGCAATGATTGATGAACGACTTCTTGAGGACTACACTCGTTTCGTAGATGCCGTGACTAGTGATGAGTCAAAAGATTCAGAGGCATTTAACACCGCACTAGATATTATTGATGAAACATCTGGTGTATCCCCAGAACGATTGATTACTGCTGCCATGGGTATCAGTGCAGAAGGTGGGGAGTTTACTGAGATTGTGAAGAAGTGTGTATTCCAAGGTAAACCAATGGATGAACACACTATATATCACGCAAAAAGAGAATTGGGTGATGTGATGTGGTATCTCGCACAAGCTTGTATTGCATTGGATACATCATTCGAAGAAATCATTTATATGAATACAGAAAAACTTGAGGCACGATATCCAGATGGATTCGACTCATTTCGTTCTGAGAACAGAGAAGAAGGAGACATTTAAGTATGGATTTTCTAAAAGATATTGCCAAGACAGCAGGCAACGAATATGCTGCACTTGTATCAGAAGGTGTAGAGGCTGGTGATGT